TTCAGAACATGTTAAAATAATTCGCTGTTAGTTCCGATTACAATTTGCCGTTCAACAGCCAAGGATATCTTGGAGGGAAGAAAAATTGACCCGACCTTCTATTCTGTCATCTATGGTGCTGATGAAACCGATGACTGGACGGACCCAGAGGTTTGGAAGAAAGCAAATCCTTCTCTTGGAATCACAGTCGGTATCGATAAAGTCGAAGCTGCCTGCGAATCTGCCAAGCAGAATCCCGGTGAAGAAAACTCCTTCAGACAACTTAGGCTCAATCAATGGGTCAAGCAAGCTGTCCGTTGGATGCCGATGAAGAAACGGGATGCCTGTTCATTCAAGGTTAACGAGGAATCCTTGGAAGGGCGTGTCTGCTATGGTGGTCTGGACCTTTCCTAAACCACAGATATTACAGCATTCATGCTGGTATTCCCTCCGCTGGATGAGGATGACAAGTTCTGTATTCTACCGTACTTCTGGATACCGGAAGATACAATGGAGCTTCGAGTCCGACGAGACCATGTTCCTTACGACGTTTGGAAACGACAAGGCTTTCTGGAAACTACCGAGGGAAACGTTGTCCACTATGGTTACATTGAAAAATTCATCGAGCGTCTTGGCGAACACTTCAATATTAGAGAGATTGCCTTTGACCGCTGGGGAGCTGTCCAGATGGTACAGAACCTCGAAGGCATGGGCTTTACTGTTGTTCCTTTCGGTCAGGGATTTAAAGATATGTCCCCACCGACAAAGGAACTCATGAAACTAACGCTGGAACAAAAGCTGGCCCACGGTGGTCATCCGGTACTCCGTTGGATGATGGATAACATCTATATCCGTACTGACCCAGCAGGCAATATAAAGGCTGATAAAGAAAAATCCACAGAGAAAATCGACGGAGCCGCGCCACTATCATGGGACTTGACCGTGCGATCCGCTGTGGAAATAATACAGGCGCTTCTGTCTACGATGACAGAGGAATTTTATTCATATAAAAATGGAGCTCTTGTTTTTACACAAAAAGCTCCACTACTGATTATTTATTTGAATTTATGATTCCTTCGATATCACGACCACCGTAGAATATTCGTGCTACTGTAACTGCCCTCTCCTTGTCATCGACAAGATAATACACAATAAAGTTGTCTACCGGAAGCTGATGCATTTTCATCGAATGCCAAGGTTCCCATTCAACTAACGCATAACGAGCTGGCATGAAATCCAATGAACGAACTTCCTTTCGTATACGCCCTAACTGAGCTGCGGCAGTCTCCGGAACAAGAAGTTCATTCGCAATGTACGAATAGATTTCACGCAAATCACCGAGTGCATCTACAGAATAGCCGACATTATAGACATCCGTCATATGCAAACTCCTTTGCAAGTGCCGCATCGACTTCATCTGCAGAATATACCTTTCCTGCTTTGATAGAATCGACACCCTTCTGGAGTTCTGCATCAAGCTCTTCTCTGGTCATTGCACCAACAGCTAATGGCTTAGAAGAAGGAAGCTTCAATTCAAACGGCATACCCTTTTTCAGTACAATCTGGCTATAAAGCATTTGAATTGCACTGGATGGAGAAATGCCAAGCTGAGAAAGAATGCTCTCAGCATTATCCTTGAGATTGGTATCTATTCTTGCATAAACGGCGGATGTATTTGCCATAGTATCGCCTCCTTTTTTCTTTATTATATTCGCTTTTGCTTGCGATTGCAAGCATTTGTATAGATTGTTTTGTGACAGAACTTTGAATTTTATACGCCTCTTAAGGCAGAAAGGAATATTTATGGGATTTTTATCAGGATTATTTCATTCCAGAGATAAGCCCACCAACAGTACCAATGGCAGCGCCTATCGCTTTCTCTTTGGTGGAAGCAACTCTGGCAAATCCGTCAATGAACGAAGTGCCATGCAGATGACTGCAGTCTATGCCTGTGTCAGGATTCTTTCGGAGTCCATTGCTGGACTTCCGGTCCATGTCTATAAATACACAGGCACCGGCGGCAAAGAAAAAGCAATCAAGCATCCTCTGTATCGACTGATTCACGATGAGCCAAATCCGGAAATGACATCCTTTGTCTTTCGTGAGACCCTGATGACACATCTACTTCTTTACGGAAATGCCTATGCGCAGATTATCCGAAATGGCAAAGGTGAAGTCATTGCTCTCTATCCGCTAATGGCCAATCGAATGAGTGTGGATCGTGACGATAAAGGTCAACTCTACTATCAATATCAAATGCAGGATTCGGACGCACCCACCATGAAGAATGGAACAGTAATCCTGAAACCGTCCGATGTACTCCATGTTCCGGGCCTCGGCTTTGATGGTCTGGTCGGTTACTCTCCCATCGCTATGGCTAAGAACGCTATCGGTCTTGCCATCGCAACAGAAGAATATGGTGCTAAGTTCTTTGCGAATTTAGCTACACCGGGAGGCATCCTAGAATATCCCGGCACCGTTAAAAATCCTGAAGCTGTCAGAGAAAGCTGGACCAAAGGCTTCTCCGGGAACAATTCTCATAAGGTAGCTGTTTTGGAAGAAGGCATGAAATACACGCCTATTTCCATCTCCCCAAATGAAGCACAATTTCTGGAAACAAGAAAATTTCAGATTGATGAAATAGCTCGAATCTTCAGAGTACCACCTCACATGGTCGGTGATCTTGAGAAGTCGAGCTTTTCTAATATTAAGCAGCAATCTCTCGAATTTGTGAAGTACACCTTGGAACCTTGGATTGTCCGTTGGGAGCAGTCCATCAATCGTGCGCTTCTATCTGAATCTGAGAAAGCTGCTTATTTTGTAAAGTTCAACGTTGACGGCCTCTTACGTGGTGATTACCAAAGTCGTATGAACGGTTACGCTACTGCAAGGCAGAACGGCTGGATGTCCGCAAACGATATCCGTGAACTTGAAAATCTAGACCTCATCCCACCCAAACTTGGTGGTGACTTATATCTCATCAATGGAAACATGACCAAACTGGAGGATGCAGGAATATTCGCAGCGACCACTGCTGCAGGAAAGGAGGACAAGAACAATGAAGAAGTTCTGGAAGTGGAAGAATCAGACAGTGACAAATCAGGAGAAGCAGGAACAGATACTGGAGAGGACACTGTTTCTAAACGGCACCATCGCAGAGGAAAGCTGGTTTGACGATGATATCACACCTAAACTCTTTCGAGATGAGCGATTTGCCGGAAACGGAGACATCACCATTTGGATTAACTCTCCGGGAGGTGACTGTGTGGCCGCAGCCCAGATTTACAACATGATGATGGAATATCCCGGCAATATCACCGTGAAGATTGATGGCATTGCAGCCTCTGCTGCATCGGTCATCGCTATGGCTGGTACAAGGGTGCTGGTATCTCCAGTATCCATGCTCATGATTCATAACCCAATGACTGCAGCTATGGGAGGTACCTCTGAGATGCAGAAGGCAATCGCCATGCTAGATGAAGTCAAGGAATCCATCATCAATGCCTACGAAATCAAGACCGGTATGAGCCGTGCCAAGCTCTCCCATCTCATGGATGCAGAGACTTGGATGGATGCACATACTGCCATCGATATGGGCTTTGCCGATGAAATCCTGACAAGACCTGCAGAGATACCTGTAGAAAATAACGTCGCTGGCCCGATGCTTTTCTTTCGTGCATCTGTGGCCAACTCCCTCATGGATAAGCTGGCTGCCAAATGCCACATCAAGAAACCAGAAATACCAGAACGCTCCGTAGATTCTCTCATGGAGCGCCTTGACCTAATCAAACAACACAGAGTACTCTCGGAAACTCTTGAATAATGGATGGAAATTTATGCAAAAAAGAACATTGGGGTGTATCTACTGGGAATATGGACAAAAGTCAGTTTGTTTACATTAATAGTTCTTGATTTAGGGCGCACTTATCCATTGTGCTACAGTATGCTTTTAAAAATTATTTATGTAATTTAATTGTATGGATGCCGCTCAGCCGGCGTGGCCCTTGCTTTGTTTTTTCATCCATGCGTCTGCATGGATGTTTATGCCGGCAATTATCACAAAAAAAGTATATCTTTTGCTTCGGTGTATGCC